AGTGGCCTTGGCAGCCTGTGCTCGTGGCTCCACTATAACATCACGGACTAACACCGCATCTAGTGACTTGGACATATGTATCTGACGTGTCCGTTAGAAGCAATCTTTAGGTGACATTTTGCGGTCCCGGTGTTAGCCGGAAAAAATTTCGTAGCCAGGAATATAAACATGTCCGGTGGTGGTCTTATGCAGCTCGTCGCTTACGGCGCTCAGGACGTCTATCTGACGGCCAATCCTCAGGTTACCTTCTTCAAGCAGCTGTACCGTCGCCACTCCAACTTCTCCATGGAGGCTATTGAGCAGACCTTCAACGGTGTGGCCAACTTCGGTAAGCGTGTAACCTGCACTATCTCCCGTAACGGTGATCTGATCTACCGTGTCTATCTGCAGGCCACTCTGCCTCAGGTAGCTCTAACTGAGGATGATGGCTCTGGTGCGCAGTTCCGCTGGCTCAACTGGGTGGGTCACAACCTGATCCGCAACGTGGAGGTTGAGATCGGTGGTCAGCGCATTGACAAGCACTACGGTGACTGGCTGCACATCTGGAACGAGCTGACTCGCCCGGCCGGCAAGCAGGCCGGTTACGCCGAGATGGTGGGCAATGTGCCTGAGCTGGTGAACACCCTGACTCAGGTCGGCCCCGATGGTGGCTGCGATGACGAGTGCCTGGGTGGTGAGCCCCACGCCAGCCCCGAGGGTCGCAGCTGCGCCCCCGAGTACACTCTGTATGTGCCTCTGCAGTTCTGGTTCAACCGCCACGCTGGTCTGGCGCTGCCCCTGATCGCCCTCCAGTACCACGAGGTGAAGATCAATCTGGAGTTCAATGAGCTGCGCAACCTGTGCTGGTCCAACGTGCCCGCCATCAAGGAGCGCGTGAACGCCGCTGGCCTGGTGTCTGCCTCTTTCTTCGTGGACTACGTCTACCTGGATACTGAGGAGCGCCGCCGCTTCGCCCAGGTGGCCCACGAGTACCTGATTGAGCAGCTGCAGTTCACTGGCGACGAGTCTGTGACCTCCTCTTCCAACAAGATCAAGATGTCCTTCAACCACCCCGTGAAGGAGCTGATCTGGGTTGTGCAGCGCGACAGCTTTGTGGCCTGCAACGGCACCATGGATGTCTGGAAGGGCCAGCAGCCGTTCAACTACTCTGACTACTTTGACCGCGCCGCTCTGGAATCTGGCTACTCCATCACTACCGTGGAGGGCCTGGCCGGCAAGAACCCCACTGTGGTTGCCAAGATCCAGCTGAACGGTCACGACCGTTTTGTGGAGCGCGAGGGCAAGTACTTTAACCTGGTGCAGCCCTTCCAGCACCACACCAACATCCCTGCTGTGGGTATCAACTGCTACTCCTTCGCCCTGAACCCCGAGGACCACCAGCCCAGCGGCAGCTGCAACATGTCTCGTATTGACAATGCCACCCTCAACCTGGTGCTGTCCAACAACACTGTGGGCAGCGACAAGACGGCCAAGGTGCGCATCTACGCCGTGAACTACAACGTGCTGCGCATCATGTCTGGTATGGGTGGCCTGGCCTACTCAAACTAAGAGCAGCGCGTAGCGCCTCTTATTTGAGTAACGACAGCAACTAAACAGACTAACACTCTTAGTGTTAGTATTCCCACTATATTCTAGTTAATACATCGCACAGAAGTAATAACTAGAATAATTCGCCCGGTGTGTTGGCCATTTTTCCTTCCCACCGCCCGTTTTTTTTCTCCGGCTAGAATATAACATGTCCGGTGGTGGTCTTATGCAGCTCGTCGCCTATGGTGCGCAGGATGTTTACCTGACGGCTAACCCTCAGGTTACCTTTTTCAAGCAGCTGTACCGTCGTCACTCCAACTTCTCCATGGAGTCCATTGAGCAGACCTTCAACGGTGTGGCCAACTTCGGCAAGCGCGTGACCTGCACCATTGCTCGCAACGGTGATCTGATCTCCAAGGTCTACCTGCAGGCCACTCTGCCCTCTGTGTCTGAGCTGGACGTGTCTGCCGCTGGTGCTGACTCTTTCAGCTGGGTCCCCTTCATTGGTCAGTACCTGATCAAGCAGGTGGAGCTGGAGATCGGTGGTCAGCTGATTGACCGTCAGTATGGTGACTGGCTGCACATCTGGAACGAGCTGACTCTGCCTGCCGGCAAGAACCTGAACTACCTGCGCATGGTGAACGGCCTGGGTGGCCTCACGCTCAACGGTGCTAGCGGCGAGTGCGTTGACTGTGCTGATAACTCTGATGTCTGCGGCATCAATAGCTTCATCACTGAGCTGGCTTCCAAGGGTACCGATGGCCTGACCTGTGATGCTGTGTCTGGCTCTGCTAATGACTGCCTGGGTGAGCATACTCTGTACATCCCTCTGGAGTTCTGGTTCAACCGTCACTACGGCCTGGCCCTCCCCCTGATCGCCCTCCAGTACCACGAGGTGAAGATCAACCTGGACTTCACTGAGCTGAAGTACCTGGTGAACATTACGGGCACTGACTCTGAGCGCTCCACTCTGCTGCGCAATATCAACTCCAAGGGTCTGGTGGCTGCCTCTCTGTATGTGGACTACATCTACCTGGACACTGAGGAGCGTCGCCGCTTCGCCCAGGTGGCCCACGAGTACCTGATTGAGCAGGTTCAGTTCACTGGTGAGGAGTCTGTGACTTCCTCTTCCAACAAGATCAAGCTGGACTTCAACCACCCCGTCAAGGAGCTCATCTGGGTGGTCCAGAACCCCAGCTTTGTGGACTGCGCTGGCAGCAAGCAGGAGCCTTACCGCTACTCCACTGCCACCATCAATAGCAACCCCACTGCAGTCGCCAAGATCCAGCTGAACGGCCACGATCGTTTCTCTGAGCGCGAGGGCTCTTACTTCAACTACGTGCAGACCTACCAGCACCACACTGCCTCTCCTTCCACTGGTATCAACGTGTACAGCTTCGCCATCCGCCCTGAGGACCACCAGCCCTCTGGCAGCTGCAACTTCTCCCGTATTGACAATGCGGTGCTGAACCTGACTCTGTCTGCTGATGCGTTCAGTGCGCCTCCTGGTGGCGAGAATACCATTGTCAGCAGCAACGCCGTGCGCATCTACGCCGTGAACTACAACGTGCTGCGCATCATGTCTGGCATGGGCGGTCTGGCTTACTCCAACTAAGCACTGGTTGTTTAGAAGAAAACTCCATTACTCGTTGACGCATCCAAAAGATGTATCAATGAGTAACATCACTCCCACTCAATAATAATGGCACGATCTACACCATCCGAATGCGGCTTACGAACACCCGTCTCCTTACTTCCAAATATGGCGTCTTCACGTCGTTCAATATATTCAATCTTGCATCCAGCAAAGAGTTCGCGTAACTTCGCAAGAATATGATCACGAACATGATCAAATGAAATATCGCGGTCGCTAAATCTTCCAACAGTACACTGTTTCTGGATATGAATATACTTCTTCTCACCTGCTAGTGCTTTCATACGCACATTCTGATAAATGGTACCAACAATCCCAGCAGCAAGTCTCTGTATCTCAGTAGCAAACGCTTCATCGCGCAGCCCAAGAAGTGTAGTGCGATCTAGAGGCACAAGATGCTGTGTTAGTGTATCCATCGTATTGCCAGCCACCCTGAAAAAGTGACATCATCAAGTTTTTATAAAGCCTGACAAGTACGATGTCACTCACCGAACAAACCGCCGTGGAGTTCACTCCCGCATTCTTTGACGATGCGTCAGCTGCCTGGCACGCCAACAAGATTCGCCGCGGCCATGGTTACGTCTACAAGTGCGAAGCCATCACGAAGGCAGGCACTCCGTGTAAGCATCCTGCCTCTCTGATTATGCTGAGCCCGCACCATTTCTGTAAGATGCACCGGCACTACAAACCTTCGCCATCCTCCAACACCGAAGCTCACGGAAAGTCTGCCAGTAGCAGCGCATACTGACGTGTTAGGTATTTCCAGTGCTATTCAAAGCGAAAATGCCGGAGCCGGCGCATAGGATCTTACTTTTTAGAGTACAGTACTCTAATACCTGTGCGAGATGTTACCCCCTCCCGATTTTGTTAATAAAATCTTAGATACTGAATAATGAATGTATATAAAACAAGAAAAACTAGAAAAGCAAGAAGATCTACAAGAATAGACAAGCCGAAAGTCGTATTTCACTTCTATGACGATCAGGTGTCGAATTTTGAGGGTGTTTCATTTTCACCAGATGAGACACGTATTGAACATATGATGTGTTCTGATAATATCAAATGTCATAAGGTAAATAATAGAAATAATGTAACATATACATTAAAAGATGTGGAACTCTTATTAGATCGGTATCTTTCAAAAATATCAAATTCTGGTTTAAAAAAATACATTAAATATGATCAGATGATAAACTATCATAGTAATACGAGTAATATCAAGGTTCCATATTATCATCCCGATAGAGGGATGACAGTGGATGATATAATACCATTATGTGATCCGAGGCTGCGTAATATCATAGTTGGTTTTGATATGGATGATACACTTCATCAAGTAGGTGGCATATTTAATATTCCAACTAACCAGCTTATCAAAGAACTTTCTGATCTTACAGAATCAAACATCACATACAATGATATAGGGGAAATGTATTTTGGAGGTAAAGAGAGATTGTCACTTTTCAAAGCAATGTTTCAAAACTTGGCCAGAACAATAGGAATGGAAAATGTCCACATAATTACAGCAAACCCTACTCCCTTACTATTAGAAATCATACCTGACTTATATAGCAAGATTTTTAATGTTGCGTTCTCTGCGTTGAACGTAAAAGTTGCATTACCAAGTCTTCAGCAAACAAAGTTTGGTGCTATACGATATATACTTGATGAGGCCACACGGCCTCATTCATTAATCGCCCCCTTCCAACACGGACGCCCACGGAAAGTCCGCCAGCAGCAGTGACAGCGCATGAGCCCGTCGTTCCATGAATGAGTCACCGGGCGCCTGACGTGTTAGATATTTCCAGCGCCACTCAAAGCGGAGCGCCGCCCGCTCATCGGCGAACCCGCCGATCAGAAATCGCCGCCGCCAATGCCGCCCCGCTGTTGCCCGCGCTCCGCCGCAGATCTCGCCGTTGTGCTGCCGCAGCCGCCGTGCGGGATCCACCGTCGCACCCACGTATGTTTTGGCTTTATGTCCGTCATCAGCTTCCAACATATAACAGTACCAGGTGTTAGTCTCTGCAGCTGCCATAGAATACCGCTTCTACAGTCAGGGAGAGAATGTCAGCGCCTGCATGTAACGTGTACGCCGGTCCGGCATCCACCGTGTGGCCGGTTCAGCGTTTTCCGGCCAGCCAGTACCGCCACAAATTCAGTGGTGCGGATCTGCGCGAAGCGCGTCTGGCATGGGCGTATTTTGAACAGGTGGAGGCACAGGACGCAGCCACCCGTGTTCGTCTCAGTGGCACAGGGTGGAGCCCACCGACCGGCCCCGTACAGGATCCATCACTCTGGTTTCAGTTTCCGCAACAGTCAGACTATCTGCGCTATGAACGTGGAAGATACTTACACATCCAGCTATGTCCGGATTACAATTGGACACCACAGCGCCGCCTGGGCATTTCGGACATGCCAGTAACAGATGTACTGCCGGCTCTGTGTTAGACTTGATACGACCATTCTGACTCATCTTGGTCTGAATATATATGATTAATTTCATGGAAGCAAATGCGTATAGGTAAAGATAGTATTTCTCCGAAAAATATAATAGTAATAGTAATACAAAAAATTGGGCAAATACATATTTTTATAGTATGAGTTTGATTTTGAAACCATCCTCCTAAAGGAACAGAAACAGGTAATGGATGAAATGGCATTATGTATATTATTTGTAAAACCTTTAGACTGATGAACATTTGTAAGTGCTACAAATCGCACCTATCGCTTTCAAATGTTCATTGGTATAAGACTTAATAAAAACGTTTTGCTTGCTTGACATTTCAAGTATCTATAAGATGGTTGAAATGTCTCAGCTGCCAGAATTGAACCCGTCGGAAATGTGAATTTCCGACGACTAACACATTAGATGCTAACACATCTAATGTGGAACTAGCGACCTAAGGAGTTTCATTTAGTTTGCAGGAAAACTACAATCCTCCGCTCTACCACTGAGCTAAGCTGAGTTCTCGGCCAAGCTAGACCGAGTGATGCCTCAACGCGGAATCGCACCGCGGACCTTCTGTTTACGTAAACGCAGTCGCTACGCTTTACAAGACAGATGCTCTACTACTGAGCCATTGAGGCAGTAGCCTAAATAGCAGACGAGCTGCTATTAGGGCTGTTAGTCACCAAAAAGCAACTAACAGCTCTAATTCTTGACACAAATCACAGATGTATCACTTCTTCAACTTGTAATCAGGCTGTGCCATACGTGCTATAATGTCCATTGGGAGATCAGGTATGTCTGCCATAGCTGGCATCAGATTTCTCAGACGGTTGACATTGTACTTCTCATATGGATAAAACACCCACTTCGTAGATGCCAGCAAGATTACGATATCAGGATGCTTATCGCTAATGATTTGCGGAACGCCTCTAGGCCATTCATACTCAAGTGTCTCTTCATTGAAGACGCTGCCTACCATTGGAAGATCCATTAGTTTACCTGTTTCCTTGTTTAATACATATGCTGAGCGCAAAGGAATGTATCCATCATGTTCCTTAACACGACTCATACCAACATAAGGCTTACCACTATCGGCATCCGCAAATGTTTTAGACTTTATGAATATGCCAGAAATAGTAGAACCTTCATATTGTTTTTCTTCATAATGTTTTGGCCCTAAGCCAGAATCAATATGTCTGGCAACATAGCGTTTTCCTGGCTCTAAATCTTCATAGCGGATGGGAGTACCAAGATGACTAAAGTCGGGTTTTTTAGAAGCCTTTCTAGGCTGCGTTGCTTTACGGATACTGGCTGCTAGAGTGTGAGCAGTAGCACGCTTAGTGCTCTCACGTACAGATCTGCGTGTAACTGCTCGCTTCTCAGAAGATGAGGATGAAGCACGGGCGCCAGCACCACCCGCAGCAGCAGCAGGAGAGGTGCGTCTAGCAGTTGTCCGCCGTGTACGAGTCTCAGGTAAGCTCTCCATAGGCGGAGGAGCGGCACCAGCTGCAGTCATACTGCGCGTTGTACGCCTTGGTGCGTCAGACATGATTCTCTAGATGTGTTTTAGATATTTTCAGTCGTCGTCGTGCTTGCCCAAACCAGCAAGCACGGCGCACGTTTCACTTTTTACAAGAGGTTCTCCACCAGGATCTTTTACGCCAAAAGAGCCAAACACGCATTTGGTCCTACCTGGAATCGAACCAGGGTCTCAAGAGTCAGAATCTTGCGTACTACCACTATACTATAAGACCTAGAGGGCAAAAGAGTCTCGCCACTATCAGTAGGAATGGCAGGACTCTCTCCCTGGGCGTGGTCGGGAATATTTTTGCTCGCGCTGACCGCAGTGCTCGCCGTCTGGTTTCTCTGGGAACAGAGCCCACCCACCCCGCTCAACGGCGCCGCCGCCCGCGCAGGAATCAAGTCAGGATCGGTGTCAGTTATTGTAGATGTTCGCACTGATGCCGAATGGGCAGACGGACACCATCCTAATGCCCGACACATCCCCATTCAGTCTATTATTGCCGAGCTGCCTCGTGCCGTTCCAGATCGTGATATCGGCATTCTGTTCTATTGCCGTACGGGCCATCGTGCTGCCGCCGCTGCCCGCATCGCTCAGGAGCTTGGCTACAAGAACACCTACTATCTTACGGATGCGAGCTGGAAAGCGCTGATGCCGCGGCACCGCTTCCAGGAAGCATGAGTGGAAGCGGATTTGATGCTGCTGCCCCCGCACAGCGTCACCGCTTCCAGGAAGCATGAGTGGAAGCGGATTTGATGCTGCTGCCCCCGCACAGCGGCACCGCTTCCAGGAAGCATAACCATCGCCCCTAACAGAGAGATGCCCTCACTTCGCAGAGCACTGCCAGATACTTACACCTTCGTCCTCGCTGCTGCCATCGGCCTCGCCCTCGGCGGGCTGCTGTCACTCGTATTCGGTCGTTTCGCGCTGCCCACACGCATTCCGTTCCAGTTTACCATCGGCGGCTTTTCCACCGGCATCCTGCTGACCAACATCGTGCTCATCGCCATTGTCGGCGCCATCGTATTCTTCGGCTATGTCAGTATCGTCGTACAGGACACCGCTTTTCCGCGTGCGCATCCATGGCTGTTCTTCGTAGAAACACTCGTGGTTGCGTTTGTGCCGGCCTCCGTCATCTATGTCATGCAGGACTTCCGCGACGACGGCGACTTCAATCTCAGCAAGCTCAATCAGGAGTTCCTCCTACTCGGCGCCAAGTTCGGTATCTTCCATCTCCTGTTCCAGTTCAGCGGCCTCTATAGCTATCTGTTTGCTCCGTCCAGCGACAGCTCCTCAGAGAGAAAGTCCAGTAGTACGGCCTCGAAGTAGCGCACCAACACACCGTCCCCAGATCCGTGAAGGGCGTGCCCACGCAGCC